TAGCATACTGAGCTTTTTGAAGGGAGGGATAATTCATTACCGAATAACCTTTGCCATATAGAGATTGAAGTTTACAAAGGCATCAGCCCCAGCATTGTCTGAAATACAAGTCACCCTAAGATCACCATTAGCAGGTACAATAACTGCTGGGTCTAGATTGACATTGAAGTTACCAGATGCAGAGCCAGCAATAATAGCTGCACCCTGAAGGAACACACCACCCTTTTGTCGAACCTCAAGTTCAAACTCGATATTAGCTGTTTGCTTATTACCAACCCCACCAAAACCCTGAGTGACAATACCAAAGGTATCTTTGTCAAAAGTGGTAGCAGCCTTAAAAGATTGGTTCGCCCCAGCAGGGATATTACAGTGAGCCTTGGTCAGGTCGGTTGGTACACCAGTGGTGATAGCTGTATCCTCATAGACGTACACTGCACCAATAAGATTGTGACTATTGGCATTAGTCATCATAGAAACCCTAGCTACGGGGGTAGGGAGAGCCACTTTGTTTTGCCCATTAAGGGAGACAGTTTGAACGACAAAGATAAAGTCACCGTTGCCATCAATGGTATGGCTTTCAATACGGATGAGTTGATTATCAGCAGTTGAACTAGAGGAGATATGTGTGATTGTGTTTGTGCTTAAGTAGTTTTCATTACCACCCAAATTCCAAACTGTTTGTCTAGTTAGGTCAAGGTTAGTATTCCTACCAAACCTAAACAAACTCTTGGCTTTAGCATCAACAGAAACAACAAGTCCGTATTGAGCATAAATCTCACGTTCAGCTTGGACAAGTCGTGCATCTGGAACTTCATAGTTACGTCTTGCCCAAGTGACCATCAGTTGAGTTCCTTAACCACAGTGACAACTTTATTTCCGTTGTTAGGAAAGGTTTCTACAGAAGCATCTGCGTAAGTAACTTCAAACTCAACGTAGTAGGTTCCAACTGTGTCTGTGTCACCAGCTTGCCAGTTGTATTGAACGACACCACCCTCATTATTAGTGATAGTCATAGCCTCATCAACTTTGATAGTGCCATCAACCGACTTCATATGAAACATTACAGTGGCACCCGTAAGGTCAATAGGAACCAAGGCTGCATCTTTTAGGGTAGCTTGTAAAGCTGGAGAAGTGTCATTTTGTTTGATGCTAAATGCCATTATGCGACCCTATTATACTCTGTGTTATATGCTGCGTAGTTATTGTCGCCTATTTCAACACTATTAGAAGCATTAGGCATTAGAACCAAGTTACTGTCATTTAGTTCAACATCGTTGTACAACTCAGCTAGTGCTACCTGATTGTCTGAATTGTCGTTTACAGATACAGCCCTTCTACGAGAAGCGTTAATCCACAAGTTCCCAACAGAAGGTATCCCAGTAACAATGTTTACTTCGTTAAAGCCGTAAGTAACGACAATAGGAAGCAGTGGTACAACAGGTTGACCAGCAACAAGGTCATTAGCACTGATGCCATGCGTTTGAGTAATGCTTGAAGTTGCTACAGTAGGTTGATTTGTTGTAATCCCGTTACCCAAGATAACAGATGTAGCAACAAAATCTGCATCACCAACAATAGGCGAGGCTGTAGTAATACCCTCTGCTACAAGTATCTGAGACTGTATAACAGAGATAGTAGCAACAATAGGTTGACCAGCGGTAACGTCTGCAAGGTTAATGTCATGCTCTTGCTCAATCGCAGGTGAACCAACGACAGGCTGACCTGTGGCGACTGCCAACCCTGAGAGGGAATGTTCCTGCTCAATAGTGGATGCGGCAACAATGGGTTGCCCCGTAACAATCGGAGACAGTGGGAAAAACGATCCCTCAAAGATGTCTGCTGCATCAATGGTGGGTTGACCAGTGGTGATTGCCGTAAGCGTAAAGTCATGCTCTTGGGCGAGGTCAGAAGCACCGACCGTAGGCTGACCAGTGGTCACCCCAACGGGGATTAAGGAATGGTCTTGCGTAAAATCAGGAGACCCAACCGTAGGGATGCCAGCCGTGATGGGGTCAGCATTGAACGTCTCGTCTTCCGACATGGTGATTGACGGAACAGACGCTGGACCTGTCGTGATACCATTGCCAGCAAGGTCGTGTTCCTGTGCGATGCTTGATGCACCAACAACAGGCAGACCAGTCGTAATGTCGTCAGCGTTGATTGTTGTCGTCAGTGTGACAGTGGGCGACCCAAGAGTTGGCTGACCTGTTGTAATAGCGACAAGAGATAGGTCATGCTCTTGAGTTACACTAGAAGCACCAATGACAGGGTTGCCAGTCGTGACACCATTACCATTGAGCAGGTAGATTACTTCAGCAACAGCCCCATCATCACCAAGCGGAGCGGAGGCGAGTGGGGAAAAACCAAGCATGTGTTACCTCAAGGTTTGGTGGGCCAGATGACCGAGTAGGGGAAACCCTCTTGAGCCGTTATATCACGAAGGGCCTGTCTGTAGGTAGCCCACTCTGGCGTCATGGCGTTGTCGCTCAGAGCCATCCAGTCTGTGTCGGACAGTAGGCGGTCACGCTTGTTGCGTACTGCTTCTTCTGCCTGACCATGTGGCTTGTTCTCTACCGTGTATCCAATGACCCAGCGACCTGTCTTGTATGTCTCGCCTGTGTCCTCATTGACCGCTGTCTCGTTGTTGTGAGGCGCAGGGTCACGCACAAGAACTTGTACCATATTGTCGTACTCAGGCTGCGTCTCAGGCATCACATGGTAGATGCCGTAGCTGGCAAGGATTGCGTCACCGATCTTCTTTGGGAAGCTGGTCTGCGGGTTGTCACGGCGAAGGTCTCCGAGCGTGTAAGGGAATTGCTCTACCTGTCCGTTTGCTGTTTTCACGAGTAGCATGGGAAGTCCTTATGCTGTGGAGTATTGGTAGATGGTGTCGTTTGTAGCGCCAAGAACGTATGCTTTCGACCCATCGGACTTAAAGAAAACTGTATAGGGACTCGAATCTTGCGCAGAAACACTAAATGACACGTTGTCATAGGATGTAGTAGATATGTCCGCTGAGGTCACACTATATTGCAGAATGGCATCTGCGGAAAAACCAAGAAGCCAAAACTTATCTTCGTTGGGGCTTAGATAAATCCCGTAAGGTCCAGTTTCTTGAGTGGTTGTATCAAAAGATTTTAAAGCGTAAGAGCCTGTAGAAATGTCCCACGGCGTTGTCAAATCATACTGATAAATTGTATCGCTAGTGCCGCCAACAACAAGCAAGATTGAGCCATCACTATTAAAAGCCAAACCCCTTGGGGTGGGGTCTTGAGCGTTTATACTCAGCGTCTTGCTGTCAAACGACGCAGTGGATAAATCCCAAGCGGTTGACAAAGAGTATTGATTAACGTCGTCCCCAGCATTACCAGACACATACATTACCGTTCCGTCTGGCTTAAACGTAATACCATTTGGTTGGCTGTCTTGGCCAGATACAGAAATAGAAACGCTATCATAAGACGCAGAAGATAAATCCCACGGAGTTGTTAGCGTGTATTGGTATATACTGTCATTGGTATTACCTGACACATATAATTTACTTCCGTTATCCCCAATGTAAAAGCCAGTCGGTGTTGCATCCTGCCCCGCCACACTAAAACTAACACTGTCATAACTTGCATTACCCAAGTCAGGGTCGGTCCATCCAGAAGGCTCAGGGCCAGCACCAGCAGAGCCAGCAGCAGCCATCTGCATCAGTCTAGCAACACTCATGCCATTGCCCCACCAGCGAGGAAGCCGTAATACGTTGTCCCACCATCCTGCGTGTAGAACGAGTAGACATTCGTAGCGCCACTAGCAGGGGCCGTAGGAGCCGTTCCACCAGCCCAGTCAACCGAGGCAGGCCAAGTCACAGTCACCGTTGCAGAGGGCGTTACCTTGAGCGTGAAGCCGTAGGCAGTGCCAGTGGCAGGCGGGTTGCTGAACACATAGGTCACGTTGGCAGCAGGGGCATCCGAGAAGACGTTGCCCGTGGACAGGTCGAGAGTGCTAGACGTAATGTCACCGACTGTTTCACCAGCAGGTGATGGCTCAAAGAAACCCTTTGTATAGTCGATGACAATAGCCATTATACCGCGATGCTCCCTGCCATATCTTCCTGCGTCATTGCCCAGCTATAGCACTTGTCGAGGAAGTTGCCCCCAGCGGATGCCTCAACCTCAGTCAGATCGGCATGATAACGGCGGAAGTCCACCTCACGAGTGTCGTCATTTGGCGTGGCAGTGGCATAGCCAGCGACATCAATCATCACGGTGAACTTAGGGCCGCCCTCACGCATACGGGAGATGGATGCAGTCACGATGCGGAAGTAAGCACCAGCAAAAGGGGTGCCATATTGGCTGTTAGTTAAGTCGAGTTGAATAGCCATTAGTAGGTAACCTCCGATGTGTGAATGGTGGCGACCCACCGAATGTTCGTA